TGTCGCGTGCGCGTTGACGGCGGACAGATGCTTGACGGCTTGACGGTGCCTTCGAAGGGCCCGCCAGGCCACCACCTATCGGTTAGGTCGTAGTGGCTAAGAGCAAGCTCGAGCCGGAGCAGCGCGAACAGGTCTTCGTCCTAATCGCCAAGGGGGCCTCCTACGAGGAGGCCGCCGCCTGGTGTCGGTCCACGCTCAAGGTGTCGATCTCCAAGCAGGCGATCGGCCTGATGGTGGCCAAGCACCGGAGTGAGCGCACCGACGTCAGCAAGGCGGTCGCTCGAGACCACATCGCGCGCACGCTCCCAGCCGACCTCACCGCAGCGGATGCGAAGCACGCCCAGGCAGGGCGCCTCCTCGACCTCGCTGCGATGGCTTGTGAGGAGATCCCGACCGTCGCGAACTTCGAGAAGTACGCGAAGGCCTCGGCGGCGTTCATCAAGTTCGAAGAGCTGAAGCGGAAGACCCTTGGCCTCGACCAGCCAGACACCGCGTTCATCGACAACGTCATCGACCTCGCGGGCCTCGCGCTCGCCGAGGAAGAAGCCGGCGCCCGAGCCGCAGCCTTCGACGACGAACCCGCCGACGCCCATCCCCGCGCAGGCGAGTCGAACGGCCCTCCCAGCGATCACAAGCCGTGAGCACCAGCTCCGAGTCGCGCGGGCGTTCGTTCAGAAGTATCGCGACGATCCGGTCGCCTTTGCTCGCGAAGTACTCGGCATCCGAGTCTGGTCGAAGCAGGCGGAGATTCTCCGAGCCGCAGCGAAGTACAACCGGGTCACGGTTCGGTCCGGCCACAAGTGTGGCAAGTCGAAGGCTGTAGCGATCCTCGCCCTCTGGTGGATCGCGACGCGGAGCGAGGCGCGGGTCATCCTCTTCGCGCCCTCGTACCGGCAGATCAGCGAGATCGTCTGGCGCGAGATCAAGGAAACCCACGCGAACGCTCGCATGCCGCTCGGCGGCGAGGTCTTCGCGAGCCCCGAGCAGGGCATCCGCTGGCGCGACGGTAGACAGATCTTCGGGTTCTCGACCGACAGCAAGGAGCGCGTCGCAGGCCTGTCCGGAAACATCCTCTACGTCCTCGACGAGGCGAGCGGCATCCCGGACGAGGTCCACGAGGTCGTTTCCACCAACACCGCCGGCACGGTGGTGATGATCAGCAACCCGACGCGCACGTCGGGCGCCTTCTACGACTCGCACAACCAAGCTGCCCTCGAGAACGGGGGCGTCTGGTTCACGGTCGCGATCTCGAGCGAGGACGCAGCCAACGAGAACAGGCCGATCCCCGGCTACCCCGGGCGATACCGCTACAAGTACCTCGCGAACGCTGAGTGGATCGAGGCGCGCAAGCGCGAGTTCGGCGAGGGCTCCCCCTACTACGACATCCGGGTACGCGGCGCGTTCGCGCGCCAGGCCGACAACGCCGTCATCCCCGCGAGCGTCGTTGACGGTGCGGTGCGGCGCTGGGACTCGACCGACCCCGACGGGCCTCTCGAGCTCGGCGTGGACGTGGCGCGGTTCGGCGCCGACGACAGCGGAATCGTCTGGCGGCGCGGCTGGTGGGCCAGCGAGCCGATCACGGTCCACGGCTTCGACACCGTGCAGGTCGCCAACCGCGTGCGAAAGGTCTGCGACGACTTCAAGCACCCGGGCGAACGTCCGCGCGTTCGCCTCGACACCTCGAACGGGTACGGCGCCGGCGTCGCGGACATCCTTCGCCAGGACGACGACAAGGACATCGTCGACGTCTGCGCCTCCGAGTCAGCGACGGACAAGCACTACGTCCGCATGCGCGACGAGCTGTGGTTCCGGATGGGGAAGTGGCTGAAGCACGGAGCCATCGCGAACGACCGAGTTCTCGTCGGCGAGCTGAAGGCCCCGACCTACCGCGTCGACGAGCGTGGACGACAGAAGGTCGAGTCGAAGGAAGACCTGAAGAAGAGGCTTCGGCGCTCGCCGGACCGAGCCGATGCCCTCGCGCTCGCCGTCTACGACGCGGGCCTCGACCCCAACAACTCTGAGATCGTCCTCAGCGACGAGTTCGACGACATGCCAAGGGCCGCGATGTGAGCAGCTGGAAACCTTGGAACGACGTGGTTACCAAGCCGCGCCCGAAGCTCCCCGACATGCGTCCGCTCGAGATGCGCGTCCGCGAGCTCGTCGACGCCGGCATGGACGACGTCGACATCATCGAGGAGCTCGGCGCCGACAAGGTCACGCGCGGCGACATCGCCCGCGTCGCCTCGCTGGCGCACCTCGACCGACGCAACACGCCCCCCGCAATGCCACCCCGCCGGTAGCCAATGCTCGACGCCATCCGCAACGCGATCGCCCGCACCATCGACGCGATCCGCGGGCGCGGAGCGTCCGAGGCCGTCTCTGGTCCGAGCCTCGGCGGAGAGCCCCTCGAGGAGAGCGACCGTCCCGCATGGTCGGGATGGTGGAACCGCGCGGCGAGCATCACCGCGATCGCTGCGGCGACGGCCTCCCAGCCGGTGCCCGGCGTCTACCAGACCCACGAGCCCGACGTCTGGACCAGCTGGACCGTCGATGGCGTGCGCCAGGCGCTCCTCGAGCATGAGCGTGGGCAGTTCCGCAGCGCGGCCATCCTCGCCGACCAGCTGCTCCGCGACGACCGCATCTTCGCCACGCTGAATACCCTCGTGCTTGGCGCCCTCGGCCTGCCGTACGCGACTCGCCCCTCCGAGACCACGACCAACAACCGCAAGGCGGCGGAGCTCGCCAAGCAGGTCGACGCCTGGTGGTTCCGCTTCATCCCCGAGTCCACGCTCGGGGAGGTCCTCCGGTGGCACGCCCTCATGGGGTTCGTGATCGCCGAGGTGTACTGGGACACGACGAGCGTGATCGGCGAGTGGCGCCCGCAGCTCCGCGTCCATCACCCGCAGTTCATCACCTGGAGTCACCAGGACCAGGCCTACTTCGTCGAGGTCGCGGGCGAGGTCGACGCGGACGGCAATCGCATCGGCAACGCGACGCGCGTCAGGGTGACGCCGGGCGACGGCCGCTGGATGCTCTTCGGCTCCTCCGGCTCGCGCCCTTGGATGAACGGCGCGGTGCGCCCGGTCGCCGTGCTGTACCTCGTGCGCACCTACGCGACCCGCGACTGGGTGCGTCGGAGCGAGGTCACGGGCATCGGCATCCGCAAGGCCATGGTGCCGAACGCCGCCGACGACAAGGTCGTCGCGAAGTTCCTCCGCCAGGTCCAGAAGCTCGGCGCCGAGACCACCCTTCGTCTCCCAGAGGGGTTCAACTTCGCGATCGAGGCCGTCGACGGCAAGGCCACGGAGCTCTTCGAGAAGCTCATCGCCCGCTGCGACATGGGCATCACGCTCGTGCTCCTCGGGCAGAACATGACGACCCAGGCCGGCATGTCCGGTAACCAGGGCGCCGCACAGGTGCACGCCCGGGTGCAGCTCGACCGGCTCGAGGCCCTCGTCGAGGGCTTGTCGACCGCGCTCCGGGAGCACGTGCTCATCCCGTGGGGCCGGTTCAACGTGGCCAACTGGGAGCAGGACTGGGCGCCCTGGCCGCATTGGGATCCGCGACCGCCGGCCGATCGGAAGATCGAGGCGGAGACGCTCAGCACGCTCGCGACGGCGCTCAAGGGCCTCGAGGAGCAACGCGTCGACACCGATCCGGTGCTCGAGCGCTTCGACCTTCATCGTCGAGCGCCAGGCACCAACTCGCCCGTGCCGCCGCCCACGCCCGCGACCACGCCCGCGGCGCCTGCCGTGGCGGCCTGAGAGGACACATGCCGCACAAGGCCTTCGAGTTCGCGACCACGCTGTGCTGGGCGATCGAGCCCTCCTACCTGACGATGCTTCTCGCGATCGCGAATCGCGAGGGCGCGGGCCCCGAAGCGGTCGCCGCACGGATCGGCCGTCCGCTCGAGAACGCCCCCAAGGTGCAGATCCGCGACGGCGTGGCGGTCGTGCCTGTGCACGGGCCGATCTTCCGGCGCGCGTCGATGTTCACCGAGGTCAGCGGCGCGACGAGCGTCGCGATGCTCGCGCGGGACTTCCGCGCCGCGCTGGATGCTCCGGAGGTGTCGGCCATCGTGCTGGACATCGATTCCCCCGGCGGTGAGGCGAACGGGATCAACGAGTTCGCCGCGATGGTGCGCGAGGCGCGCGGCAAGAAGCCGGTCTGCGCGTACGTCGGTGGGATGGCTGCCTCAGCGGCATACTGGATTGCCTGCGCGGCCGACGAGATCGTCGCCGACGACACGGCTGAAGTGGGGTCGATCGGCTGCGTCATGGCCGTCACGGCTCCCGACGCGACGAGCTCCCGCCAGGTCGAGATCGTCTCGAGCGTGTCGCCGAACAAGCGGCCGAACGTCGCGACCAAGGCCGGTCACGCGGTGTACCAGAAGCGGTGCGACGACGCGGCCGCGATCTTCGTCGAGAACGTCGCTCGGAACCGGAACGTCAGCGTCGAGACCGTGCTCGAGAAGTTCGGCAAGGGCGGGGTGCTGATCGCTCGGGAGGCCATCGCCGCCGGGATGATCGACAACCTCGGCTCGCTCGAGAGCACGATCGCGAGGTTGGCCGCGCCCGAGGATGCGCCAACCTCAACCCCCAGCATCCCGCCCTCCGCACCGTGCAGTGATCCGGAGTGCGAATGCGGGTGCCACGAGAGCGAGCCTTGCACCGATCCGCAGTGCGAGTGCTCGTGTCACCAGGGCGAGATGGGTGCGCAGGCACTCGCTGCCCTTCAGCTGTCCGACATTCACCAAGCCGAGCGGCACCTCGGCGCCCCATTCGCTCACGCGATCCGCGGCGTCTTCCACGGACGTCCGGTCGCCGTTGTTCCCGTCCACTCACCGGCCGTCGCGGCCGCATCGACTCAGGAGAACCCGCCCATGGCCGCTGCCGTGATCCAGCTCGTCACCCTCGCCGCCGTCCTCGGTATGCCCGTCTCCGCCTCCGAGGAGGAGGTCACTGGCGCGATCGCCTCGCAGCGCAAGACGCGCGACGAGCTGCTCAAGGTCACCGGCAAGGGGACCGACGCCGAGGCCCTCGGTGCAATCTCGGCTCTCCGCGCCAACAGCGAGCAGCTCGTCGTCGTGCGGGCGGAGAACGACCAGCTCAAGGGCGAGAAGCGCGACCGCGAGATTGCGGCCATCCTCGAGGACGGTCAGAAGACTGGCAAGCTGCCGCCGGCGAAGGTCGCCTGGGCGCGAGAGATCGGGGGCAACGATCCCGCGAAGCTCCGCGCGCTCGTCGACGGCCTCGAGCCCGCCGTCGCGACCAAGCCGGTCGAGACCGCTGCCGGCGCCGTCGGTGGCACCGCGGGCGAGGCCAGCGAGTTCGGCCTGAGCGCCGAGGACCTGAAGACCTGCTCGCTCCTGAAGCTCGACCCGAAGGAGTTCGCGGCCGAGAAGGCCAAGCTCACCAGCGCGCAGGCCTGAGGCAGCGCGGTTCACCTCCATCCAATCCACTGCCACTGCCTGAAGGAGCACCAGTCCCATGACTGCTCTCGCTGCTGCACGCAACACGCCCCAGATGGGCGACACGCCGATCGCCAAGAGCCTCTCCCTCCCGGTCGCCGCGGCCAAGAAGATCTACCAGGGCTCGCTCGTGATGCCCGACGTCGCCGGGCGCGCGACCCCGGCCGCCGCGATCACCACCGCCGACCAGGTCTGCGCGGGCGTCGCGGCCGAGACCGTCGACAACTCCAGCGGGGCCGCGGGCGCGCTGCCCGTGCCCCTCAAGACCGGCATCTTCCGGCTCGCCAACAGCGCGGGGACGGACGCCCTGACGATCGCCGACCGGCATCGCCTCTGCTTCGCGGCGGACGACCAGACGGTCTCGCGTACCAGCAACAGCGGTCGCCGCGCGATCGCCGGGCGCGTGGTCGACGTCGACTCGGACGGCGTCTGGGTCGAGGTCGGAGTGTCGGCTCCGAGCACCGCGTCGGGCCTCGATATCCACCTGGTCGCCGCGGCCGACCTGTCGGCCAAGACCGGCTTCCTGGTCAAGGTCGACGCCGCGGGCAAGGCGGCCCTGGCCGCTGCAGGCGAGGCCGCGATCGGTGTCCTGGTGAACGCTCCGGTCGCCGACGCGATCGCGATCGTTCGCACCGCGGGCATCGGCCTCGTGATCGCCGCTGGCGTCCACGCCAAGGGCGCGGTGCTCGCTGCGGACGCGAACGGCAAGGCCGTCGCCGCCACGACCGGCAAGGTCAACACCTCCGACGCCGGCGCCGCGGCCGACCCGCTCATCGCCAGCCACGTGATCGGTGTGTCGCTCGAGACGGGCGCCGCCGACACCCTCACCGCCTGCCTCATCCTGCCGATGGGCGCGGTCCCGACCACCGCGGCCTGAACCTGACAAGGAACCTGACGTCATGATCATCAACTCGGCAAACCTCACGACCCTCCAGGTCGGCTTCCAGAAGCGGTTCCAGGCGGCGTACGCGCTGTACGACACCGAGCACTGGTGGAACCTGCTCGCGACCGAGATCCCCTCGACGACCTCGATCGAGGAGTACGGCTGGATGGACGACATCCCCGAACTTCGCGAGTGGGTCGGTGAGCGCCTGGTGCAGAACCACCGCGAGCTCGGGTACTCGCTCAAGAACAAGGACTACGAGCTGACGCTCAAGGTCGAGCGCAACAAGATCGAGGACGACCGCTTCGGCATGTACGGCCCCCAGGTCGACATGATGGGCATGAAGGCCGCGCGCAAGCCGGACTCCCTCGTGCTCGATGCGCTCGCCGCGGGCGAGTCGGCGCTCTGCTACGACGGCCAGCCGTTCTTCAACGCGTCGCACCCGAAGAAGATCGGCGACTCCGGCGCCGGCACCCAGAGCAACCTGGTCACGGCGTCCGCGCTGACCCACGCGAACTACACCACGCGTCGCGCCGAGATGCGCGCGTTCGTCGGTGCGTCGGGCAAGCCGCTCGGCATCCGCCCGACCAAGTTGGTCGTCGGGCCCGAGCTCGAGGGCGTGGGCAAGTCCATCCTCGAGGCGGACCTGATCGCGCTCGCTGCTTCCACCGCGACCAGCAACGCGGGGATCACGAACGTCAACAAGAACACCGCGAAGCTCGTCGTGATCGACGAGATGGCGGGCACCGATTGGTACCTGGTCGACGACCGGCTGCCGATCAAGCCGCTCATCTTCCAGAACCGCCAGTCGCCGCGCTTCGACGCGCTCTTCAACCGGAACGACCCCAACACGTTCTGGAACAAGGAGTTCGTGTACGGCGTCGACATGCGTTGCGCCGCCGGATACGCGCTCTGGTTCCTCATGATGAAGTGCAAGGCCTGATCATGAGCCCGACGATCACGAAGGCGATCGTCGTGCGAGCGAAGCGCCCCGGTGGATTCTGGTCCGCCGGGCGCTTCTTCGCCGCCGAGTCGACGACCGAGGTCGAGGTCACCGAGCGAGAGCTCGAGCAGCTCGTCACCGATCGGAAGAACGGCTTCCTCGAGCTGAGCGGGCTGAGCTTCGACGACATCCTCGAACCGGGCAGCGTGCCCAAGGCCGAAGTCGAGCGCGCCCTCGGCGACCTCAAGGCCTTGCTGGACGAGGCTCTCGCGGATGCCCACGAGGCCCGCGCGGAGCTGGCGACAGCCCGTGCCGATCGCGACGCAGCACTCGCCAAGGTGGCGGAGCTCGAAGCGCAGGTCGCGGAAGCTCCGTCGGCCCCCCCCGTCGAGACCGACGCCTCGACCGAGGCGGCGGCCGCCGGCAAGCCCCCCAAGAAGCCGAAGGCCTGAGCCATGGCGTACGCGACGTACGGAGAGTTCCTTCAGTTCGGGCTCCGGTCTGGCGTGATCGCCGGCATCTCGGAGCCCGACGTCGTTGCAGCGCTCGCCGCTGCCTCGTCGGTCGCTGACGGCTACCTCCGGTCGCGGTTCACGCTTCCACTCCTGGCTTGGGGTCAGGACCTCCGACTGAACGTGTGCAAGCTCGCTCAGTGGGAGGTCATGACCGGGCAACGCGGGTTCAACCCCGAGAACCCCGGGAACGCGATCTACCTCGAGCGGTACGAGCAGGCGGTCCGCTGGTTCGAGCAGGTGGCCAAGGGCCTGGTCGCACCTGGTGGCATCGAGGACTCGACCGCCGAGACGAACGAGGGCGGCCCCGAGTGCGAGACGAGCGAGCCCCGCGGATGGTGACCCATGCCCTTCAAAGGCGACTTCCGGAAGCTCGGCGAGTTCATCGAGAAGATCGGTCGCGTGGCGAAGGGCGACTTCGTCAAGCGCTCGGCGGGTGAGCTCGGACGCACGGCGCTCGGCCTGGCTCAACGCGGCGCCTCGGCGGCGCGGACGCCGACCGGACGAGCGTGGAAGCCGCTCAAGAGCGGGAGCGGTACGCCGTTGGCCAAGGCCGCGAGCGCATTCACCCTGACGACGTACGACGGAGGCTTCCGCATCGGGTCGTCGCTCTACTGGCTCTTCTTCCACCAGGCTGGCGCGAAGAAGGTCGTGCGAGCGGCCGGCTTCCGGCGGGTGATGAAGGCCGGCGCACTGACGATCCGCCGCATGAGCGCGAAGGTGGGCTGGCGTCTGCCTGCGCGCAGGATGCTGCCGACCGGATCGCTCCCTTCGGCGTGGAGCGAGCCCATGATGCACACCGTCTCGGCTGAATGGGAGAAGCTGTGGCGCTAGCAACTGTCATCTCCGACGTCGCGGCGCTGCTCGAGAACGTGGCGCCGATCGTGGTCGGCAAGAAGGAGCTCGGCACCGACTCCGTCCCCCCCAGGTACGTCTGGGTGCGGCTCGGCGTCGCTCCGAGCAACCGAAAGGCGACCGCCGGCAGCCTGCAGGAGGACGCGTACGAGAACGCCGTCCACTGCCACGGCATGACCGAGGCGGACGCCGAAGCGATGCGCGTGGCGCTCGTGCAGGCGGTGCGCGTGGCGCTCCGCGGACGCAACTACAAGGAGACGCGGTCGTTCTGGGTCGAGGACGAGGACAGCCTGCAAGGGTTCGTGCTCGTGGTCTCCCTAACCGTGTATCTGCAGATGACGGCGGTGACGTTGCCCGAGGCTCCCGCTGGCCCCCCGGCCGAGGCGGTGACGCCGAACGTGCCTGGCGAGGTCCAGGTCGAAGACGTCGAGACCGATAGCTCGGGAGCGGCGCCAGGCGATGGCGAGCTCCAGGGCGGCGAGACCCCCTAACAACCCAACGAGGGACGACATGGCGAACGGGAAGCCGGCCGAAGAGGCCTCGGCTCAGGAGACGCGCACGCTCGAAGAGTGGCTCGCGCAGAAGAAGCCCGCGGCGTTCCTCGTCGCGGCCGCGAAGGTCATGAACGGATGGGCCGTCGGTCAGCTGCTCACCGAGGAGCAGTTCGACAAGGGCCTCCGCAACCAGCCGATGAGCCGGTGAACCAATGTCGAACCCCGATACGAACGAAACGATCAGTGATGGCGCGCTCGGCTTTGCGGCTGCCGATGTGAGCAAGATCGCCGCGGCGCTGGGCATCTGCACGCTCGGTGTCATCGGCCTCTTCTACGCCTTCACGGACCCGAAGGACGTCGTGAGCAACCTCGGCTCCGGCCCGCTGGTCGAGGACCTGTGTCACTCCCTCGACGTCGCCGGCGGCACCGTCTACGCGACGCCGATCGCACCGAGCGCCGCAGGCTCGGTCGGCACGGTCACCCAGACCGGAACCGGGCCGCTCCCGACCTTCACCGGCAACCCTGTCAGCGCCTTCCCGATCAAGTTCAAGATCGTGAAGGGCGGGGTGGTGGGCACCGCCACCTTCCAGATCTCCTACGACGGCGGGACCACGTTCGGGCCCGAGACCATGACGGCGGCGAGCGTCGTGCTCGGTGAGGGCCTCTCGAACAAGGCTGTCGTCTCGACGGGCACGACGCCCCCCGTCATCACGCTCACCGGCACGCCGTATCGGGCGCTCAACCTCCGCATCGAGTGCACGCTCGGAGGCGCGCTCCTCACCTGGACCGGCCGCTGGTCTGTCGACGGTGGCGCGACCTGGACGGCGTTCACCAGCGCGGCGACCGTGCTGATGGCCGGAACCGGCGTCACGCTGAACATCGCCGCCGGCACCGCGAACGTCGACAACGTCTGGACCGGGGGCACCGAGGGCATGAAGCTCGCGTTCACCGCGGGCACCTACGTCGCCGGCGAGGTGTACAGCGCGACTTGCAAGCAGGCCGCCTACTCGACGGTCGAGATGGCCGCGGCCTTCGACGTGCTGGCGGCTGACTCGCGGGTCTGGAACCTCCTGCACCTGGTCGGCATTCCCGACGGGGCGAGCGACGCCCTGAAGGTGACTGCGACGGCCGCGATGGCTGCCGCGCTCCAGACCAAGCTCGACGCCGTCTTCCTCGCGCACCGGAACATCCGCGCGATCATGGACGGTCCCGATCTGACGGATTCGTCGGTCGGCGACACTGCAATGATCACGGGGATCGCCAACACCGTGGCCGTGCGGGTCGGCATCGGCGCCGACTTCGCGTACATCCGCTCCCAGGTCTCCAAGCGGGTCTACCTGCAGTCGGCGGCCTGGGTCGCTGTCGCCCAGGCGCGCAAGCTGTCGCTCTCCACCGACCTCGGCGAGGTGCTCACCGGCCGGCTGCATTCGTCGGTCGTCGGCATCCGCCGGGACGAGGGCAAGCGCGAGGGCTTCAACGACGCCCGACTCATCACGCTGCGGACCTACCTCGGCAAGGCGGGCTTCTACATCACGAAGCCCAAGATGCTCGCCGCGGCTGGCTCCGACTTCGAGCTGCTGCAGCACGGCCGCATCATCGACGTCGCCGTCGCGATCGCTCGAGTGAAGGGCCTCGACCTCATCTCGAAGAAGCAGCGAACCAACCCGAACGGCACTATCTTCGAGATCGACGCTCGCGCCATCGAGCGCGAGATCAACAGCGCGCTCGACCTCGAGCTCCGCCAGGCGGGCCACGTGCAGGCGACCAGCGTCTACGTGCGTCGCGACGACAACATCCTCTCAACGAAGAAAATTCGGCTCAAGGTCCGGGCGCGCCCCTACGCGTATCCCGAGTTCATCGAGACCGAGCTCGGCTTCGAGGCCAACGTCGCGTCGGCGGCGTGAAGGAGACCCCATGGCTGCCGCCACGACGATCAACGGAGTCACCTACGACTGGCACTCGATCGAGTGCATCGCGAAGGGCGTGTCCTGCCCCGAGCTGAAGGACATCTCGTACAAGGAGTCGGGCAAGCGCACCAAGGTCTACGGCACGCCGCGCAACGCGGTCGGACGCACGGGCGGCAAGTCCGAACCCGAAGCGTCCATGACCATGTACAAGGCGCAGTGGGAGGCCTTCAAGGCGCAGCTCGGCAACGGCTTCGGGTTGGTCGAGTTCGACATGCTGATCAACTACTCCGAGCCCGGCCAGCCGATCATCACCGACGAACTGCTCGGCTGCACCGTCGAAGAGGTCGACACGTCGCCCAGCAACGGCGAGGACCCGATCGAGGTGAAGTTGTCGCTCAGCGTCATGCGCATGAAGCACAACGGGCTCGAGATGTTCGCCGAAGACGTCGCGGTCTGAGCGGCACACATTCCCGCCCGCGCCGCGCCGAAGCCGTCGCCTTCTCGGCGTCGGTGACGGCGCGGGCGGGCTTTTCGCACTGGAAGAAGAAGGCACCACCCCATGACCGAACTGCAGTCCACGCCCGTCACCGAGCTCACGTCTGACCAGATCCGCAGCAAGCGCCTCCAGGAGGCGATCGCGAAGGCCCACGCGGCCGGCGTCGCCGAGCTCTATCACCTCGAGGCCGGTGAGTTCGACATCCTGTTCAAGGTTCCCGACGAGAAGCTCTTCCACCGCGCGACCGGCAAGAGCGCCGAGGACAAGCGGAAAGCCCCCGAGGCGCTGAAGGAGCTCGCGCTCGCGATCGTCGTCCACCCCGAGCTCGACGCGTTCCGCGAGATCTGCCGGAAGTACCCGGGGGTCGCGCTGAAGGTCGCGAACGACGGCCTGGCGCTGGCGTCGATCGAGGATGCCGAGTTCGCAAAAAAAGTCTGATCCCCGCGTTCGGTCGCGCGACTCGCGACCCGAGATACGCGGGGGAGTGTCTGCGCGCGGCCCTCGAGGAGCTGCTGCGCGAGACGAACGGCGGGCTCGAGGCCCGCGTGGGGTGGCAGCTGCTCGGCCAGGCGGTGGTCGGCGCAGCCTCCCTGGCGAGCCCGTCGAAGAAGAAGTGAGCCCGACCCATGGCCGAAGGTTCTGAGCGCCTCAAGTTCTTCCTCGACCTGATCGACAAGGTCAGTGGGCCTGCGTCCCGCATCACCAAATCGATGAAGGGCGTCGAGACGTCGATGAAGGCCGTCGAGAAGGCCGAGGCCAAGGGCGGCGGGAGTCGGCTCGGTCGCGTGTTCTCCAAGATGGGGGCAGGCGTCAGCGACGTGGCCAAGCACCTGAAGGATCTCGGGCCCGGCGCGAAGAAGGCATGGGACGGGCTGTCGACCGTCACCGGCGGCCTCTGGTCGGTCACGAAGGCGGGTCTCGCCTTCGGCGCCGTGGGGCTCGGCATCGCCGCCGCGGGCGCGAGCTACGCGATCGACGCCGCAAGCTTCAAGCGGAACATGATCAACTCCTTCGAGCTGATGCTCGGATCGAAGGACGAGGCCGCGCGCGTCTACAAGATGATCGACGCGTTCGCCGACGATACGCCCTTCGAGGCTCGCGATGTGTTCTCGACCTTCAAGAGCCTGAAGGGCTCGGGGCTCGACGTCGACACGGCCAAGAAGACGATGGCCGGGATCTTCGACATCGCGTCGCTCGTCGACCCTTCGCGCCAGCAGAACGCGATCTCGTCGATCACCCTGGGCCTCACCAAGATTCAGGGCGAAGGCAAGCTCACGGGCGAGGCCTTCAACATGATCACCGAGGCGACCGACGGGTTCGCCGGCAAGGGGCTCGTGCTCGACGAGCTCGCCACGCGCCTCAAGGTCACCAAGGACCAGGCCTCGGCGATGATCTCCAAGGGGCTCGTGCCCGCGAAGGTCGCCCTCGAGGCCTACCTCGGCGCGATCTCGAAGGGCACGGGGCAGAAGGACGGCGCGCTCGGCGGCGCGATGGCCAAGTTCGGCTCAGGGTCGTTCGAGGGCCAGGTGTCGACCTTCAAGTCGCGGCTGTCGTCGCTCTTCGAGGACATCAACATCCAGCCCGTCATCGACGCGATGACGAAGCTGAACGACGGCCTCAAGGCTGGCACGCCTGCGGGCGATGCGCTGCGGGCCGCCATCAATGCGATCGGCGACCAGGCCGGCGCGAAGCTGGCGGCGATCTTCACTCCCGAGAACGTCACCAAGTTCATCAGCACCGTTGCCGAGCTCGTGCCCCTCATGGTGAGCCTGGGCAAGGCCTTCGGCGGGGCGACCTGGGATACCTTCCTCGCGACGGTCAAGCCGATCGGCGAGGTGTTCGGCGCGATGAACGGCGGCGCGGCGCTGTCCGTCGATCGCTTCGCCATGCTCGGCCAGGCCATGGGCGCGATCATGGGCGTCCTCGTGTACGTGGGGCTCGTGATCGGGCTCATCGCACAGCGCCTCTACGCAGTCGGCTCGGCGGTTGTGTGGGTGGTCGATCAGATCGCGCGGTTCGTCGCCTACGTGACGAGCGGCACGATCCTCGACGACATGAAGGCCTTTGGAACGAACATGGTCGACGGCATCTGGAAGGGCATCCAGGCCGCGTGGGGCACGCTGAAGGCAGGGTGGAACAACCTCGTGAGCACGCTGCCCGCGGCCGTCCGGAAGGAGCTCCTGATCGAGAGCCCGTCCAAGGTCATGGCGCAGCTCGGCATGTACACCGTGCAGGGCTTCACCAAGGGCCTGCTCGCGGCCGCTCCCGAGAATCAGAACGCCATGGGGGCAGTGGTCGCGCCCCCGGCTCCCACGCAGATGGCAGCGATCGCGGGCGGGGCTGCAGCTGGTGCTGCTGGCGCGGGGAACTCGATGATGGTGAACATCACCGTCCCGACGACCGCGGCGCCTGGTGTCACCGAGGCGCAGGCCCAGGCGCACGGCGAGGCCTTCGCCACGGGCATGCGCCGGTCGCTCGCCGACGTGCTCGAGCAGCTCGCGCGCGAGGCGGCATGAGCGGCCCGAGCCATTGGGACGACAAGCCGATCGCCTGGGATGCCCTGTACATCTCCGGCCACGTGGCTCCGGGCATGGTCGAGGATGTCGGCGTCGACCGCGGCTACAAGGTCGACGAGAAGGACGGCGCCGGCGTCGACGACGCAACGTCGACGGTGCAGGGGCGCAAGCTCCCGCGGGTCTCGATCAAGCTCAAGCTCTGGACGCGTCGGCACCTGCAGCTCGCCGACGCGCTCATCTACTCAATCTACATCAAGCCGAAGCTCACGAAGACCGTGAAGCCCTTCGACTTCTCGCACCCGATCCTCGAGATCCACGGCCTCCGTGCACTGTTGGTCGAGAGCACCTCGGGCCCGACCAAGCCTTCGGACGACGGGTTCAGCTACCTGACGCTACAGTGCAAGGCCTTCTCGCCACCTCCGCCGAAGCCGGTCTCCGCGACGACGACGCCGAAGGCGACGACGTCGGCAGCCTTGCCGCAATGGACCGGCGAAGACGAGTCGCTGCTCAAGACGCTCGAGGCTCAGCGAACCGCGGCGTACATGGCGGGCGTCGACACCTCGAAGCTCGACGAGCGGATCTGGAACCTCAAGCAGCGTAAGGCTGCCGCACCGATCGGACCTCCGGGGCCCCCGAAGGGACCAGGGGCCGGAGGAGCTCCGAAGCCATGAGCCTGATCACGGTCGGTGGATACCGCGTGCATCGAGCACGCGTGTCGATGCCGCTCCGCGGTGCATGGGTTGCAGACGCGGCCGTCGAGGCGACGACGCTCGTCGACGGCGAACGCATACAGGTCACCGCGCCTGGCTTGGCACTGAAGGGGGCGTCGTACCGCTCGGGGTTCTACGCCGACCTCGGCACGGTGCGCCTGGTCGCCGGCGCCGGCGGGCTCGTGAAGGAACTCCGCGCAACGTCCTACCGGCGCGTGCGCCTGCGGCACTGCCTCGAGGACATCGCACGCGAGACCGGCGAGACCCTCTCGCCGACCTGCGACCTCGTGCTGATGTCGACCTTCATCGAGCGCTGGACTCGCCCGCGGGGAACCGGCGCCGATGGGCTCGCGGCTCTGCTGACGATGGTGCCGGGCGTCACGTGGCGCATCCTCGACGACGGCTCGATCTGGGTGGGCCGAGAGAGCTGGCCTGCGTTCGCGGGGAAGTTCCAGGTCCTCGAGGACGACCCGGCGGCGGGCCGCCTGGTGCTCGCCAGCGAGACGGCGGAGCTGCGGCCCGGCGTCCTGATCGACGGACGAAGGGTCACCCACGTCGAGCACTCGTTCGAGTCCTCGAAGGTCCGGACCGAGGTCGAGTACTCGGTCGACGAGGATCGCTCGAGCACCGAGCGGCTGCTCGAGTCGTTCAGCGAGCTCGTGCGACGGATCATGCAAGGGGTCCGGCTCCACGTGCGCTACCTCGGCGCCGTCGTGTCCCAGGCTGCGGACGGCTCGGTCGGAGTGAAGTTCGACCGGGACGCGGTGGCCGGGACCGATGGCATCCCGCTCCGCCTCGGGCTCCCGGGGTTCCGTGTGAAGGTGCCCGCCGGCGTTCGGCTGGCTGTCGGATTCGAAGAGGGCGATGCGGCGAGGCCGGCGGTCGTCGGGTTCGACCAAGGCAGTCAGGTCACCGAGGTCGCCTTCGATCACGGCACCAAGGCCGTCGCACGAGTCGACGACGCAATCACTGCAGGCACGATCTCCTGGGCGAGCCCGGTGGCCGGGTCGGTCGCAGTGTCGTTCACGCCGCCAGGCGGCGCGCCCGTGCTTCTCTTCACGCTGTCCGTTGCGGCCGGTGTCCTCGGCGTCGCGCCGGCGACGGGAAGCACGGAGCTCGTGGGCAAGGTCACGAGCGGCAACACGAAGCTCAAGGCGTAGGCATCATGCGCGAGATCCCCAACCACCCCGGCTACTTCGTCACCGAGGACGGCCGCGTCTTCTCGGAGTGGACGAAGGGGTGTCGCCCCCGTCGTAGCGTCGTCCACGAGCTCCACCCTTGGCCGGTGCACTCCGGGCACATGGTGGTCGCACTCGGCCGCGGGAGGAACCGATTCGTCCACCTCCTAGTGCTGACTGCGTTCGTTGGCCCGTGCCCCACGGGGCTCGAGACGCTGCACCGCGACGGCAATCCGCGCAACAACCTCCTGAGCAATCTGCGGTATGGCACCAGGCTCGAGAACGTCGCTGACGCGCGTCGTCACGGCACGCTGGCAAAGCCTCACGCGCGCATCACTCTCGAGCAGGCGCGCAGCATTCGAGTGCAACGTAGCGCGGGGGCTCGACTGGCCGAGCTCGCGACGTCCTTCGGCCTGACGGTTTCGAGCGTCTGCGACATCGTCAAAGGCCGAACCTGGAAGGAGGCCGCGTAGTGGCTAACTTTGGGTCGGATGTGAGCACCTTCGTGCTCAACGACGAAGGCGACTTCGACCTCGACCCGTACTTCCGGGAGATCTCGGGGCTGCGGGTGGTCGCCGAGGCCGTCGCTCGCCGGTGGACGTCACCGAAGGGGTCGCTCTTCTGGGATCCAGACGCGTGCGAGGACGTCACTGCCTATCTCAACGCGAAGTTCGAGCCGGACCGCATCGACGACCTGCAATCCGCGCTGGCTGCCGAGGCGCAGAAGGACGAGCGCGTTCAGTCCGCTTCGGTGCTCGTGACCTACGAGCATGCGACCAAACGTCTCCGAGTGCGGGGCGCCCTCACGCCGAGCACGGGTGAGACGTTCCAGTTCGTCTTGAGCATCGACGGAGTCACGGCCCGCACGCTGGGCCTCGAGGTCACCACGTGAGCACCGTCAGCCTCGCAGACCTTCTCACGCCGCAGTCCGAGGGGGCGATCGGCACGACGATCCTCGGCAACCTCAAGGCCGTCGGGTTCCCGACCACCTCCTGGGCGTCGACGAGCGTTCCCGTCGGACTCGTGAACGCGTTCGCGCGCACGGAGGCCGACGCCTACGCGTACATCCCTCGCGCGGCTGCTGGCGGCCTGGTGAAGCTGTCGTCGGGCGCCTTCCTCACCCTGCTGGCGAGCTCCAACTACCTCGAGGAGCGGGCCGGGGCGACTCAGGCCATCCGGAGCTTCCAGCTCGCAGACACCACCGGCTCGCCAACGCCCATCGCCGTTGGCGACCTGCTCGTCGAGAGCGCCGACGGAAGGTTCTACCGGAACATCGAGGGCGGCACGCTGGCGGCGTCCAGCACACTCCCCCTCAAGTTCGCGGCCGAAGGCACCGGCACGGCGTACAACGCGGACATCGCGCCCTGGGGCTTCGCGACCCCGCTGCCCGGCGTCACGCTCACCCATCTCGCGCTGGTCACCGCGGCCGTCGACGAGGAGCTCGACCCGTCGCTCCAGACGAAGTGCACGTCGAAGTGGTCGACGCTCGGGGCGGGCGCGAACGACGACGCCTACGTCTACCACGCGACCCACTCCCCCGGAGCGACGGACGTCGCGCGAGTGAAGGTCCGCCGACACTACCCAACGCCCGGCGAAGTCACGCTCGTGCTCGCAGCAGCGTCGACGACGGTCGCCCCCGCCAGCGTCACGGCGGTGCAGGCCTACGTCGACCCGCCGACCCACCTCGGCAAGGCGCCGAACTGCATCGACGTGACGGTCGAGGCAGCGGTCGAAGTCGCCCTCGCGCCCGTGGCGACCGTCTACCGCAAGCCGTCCTACGCGGCGGCCGTCAGTGCGGCTCATGGGACGAGCATCCCGGCGATCGCCGCGGACACGGAGATCGGTGGCACGGCCTACCGGAACGAGTTCATCCAGCGGCTGATGGACCCGACCGGCGTCGTGAACGTCGCACTGACCACGCCGGCGGCAGACATCGTCCTGGCGGCGAACGAGGTGCTCGTCATCACGTCGCTCGCGGGCATCACCTACGTCGACCTATGACCGACTTCGAGACCTCACACGAGCTGCAGGTCGCACTGCAACCGACCTTCCTGCAGCGGAAGTGGGGCTCGCGTTGGGCGACCGCCGTCGGGCTCACGACGAGCGCTCTCTGCGAGCTCGCGGTCGATGCCGCGAAGTGCTCGATCGTCCGGGTGGCCCCGGCGGACGCTCTGCCATACATCGGCGAAGAGCGAGGAGGGATCGAGCGGACGCCCTCGGAGTCGACCTCGGACTACCGCGCCCGGCTCGAGAACGCCTGGAACGACTGGCCGAAGGCGGGCACCGACGCCGGCGTCATCGGGGCGCTGAAGGTGCTCGGCTACACGGCCGCGATCAAGCGCGATCGCCAGTGGGTGCACGACGCCTCCCCGCCCGGAACGATCTGGGGGCGGATGTGGATCATTCTGGTCGACCCGCCTGCGTGGCCGATCATCGAGAGCTACGCCGACCTGGTCGCGAAGTACCCGACCTACGCGGCCTGGGCTGCCGCGAGGGTCGGCTGGGGCCTCGAGGCTCCCATGGACGAGATCGCGCGGATCACGCGGGTCGCCAAGAAGTGGACGAGCTCACACGCGCTCGTCGTGAACATCATCGTGATCGCCCGTGGACGCGTGTTCGGGTACCCCGACGCCGCCACCTACAGCGATCTCCCGGCGGGCACGTACGACTCGTACTGCGCGTACTGGGATGGATTCTGAGGAAGGACCGCCATGCCGCAGACGCTCACCGCCGAGTCGCCTCTCATCTGGCCGACGCCTGTCAACGTGCCCTCGGACAGCGACTCGCCGCTGGCGTCGGGCCAGCTCAAGGTCACGCTCAAGCAGCTCGCCGACCGCAGCGATCACCTGCACGCGCGGCGCTACGTGAAGAACGTCTACCAGGTCGACAAGTCGACGGCGGTGGTGCTCGCCACCCGCGTCGCCCCTTCGGCGGTCTGGCTGTACGTCAGCGCCGTCGAAGTACTCGCCGACGTGAAGGCTGGTGACCTGGTGCAGGTGAGCGCCAACTACCTGCTGAAGTCCGCCGGCGCGGGCGACGTGCGGGCGCGCCTCTCGTACGCGGGCGCGGGCATCGCATCGACCACGCAGATCTGCACCGGGAGCGAGATGCGGGTCGCCTGGAGCTACCTGATCGCCGCACCGGCCGACAACGCAGCGGTGCCCATCGGGATCGAGATCCTCCCGGACGGCGCCGATGACGTCGATCTCTGGGGCTTCGGCTACACGTCGGTCACCACGTTCCGCACGGGGGTCTGATCATGACCGCCCTCGCGCGCATCTTCCGGACCGAAGTCCTCACGGTCGCGATGAAGGATGGCGTCAACGCGCCTCTCGAAGACGACGCTCTTCGCGCGCGCTACGTCGTGCTCACCGGCACGCTGACGGCGGTTGCAACGCTCGTTCTGCCCCGCCGCGAGGGCACCGACTGGATGGTCGTGAACGCGACGACCGGCGGATATGCCGTGACCGTGCGCGGCACGACCGGCTCGGGTGTGCTGGTTGCCCCGGGCGCTCTGCGGACCGTGACCGACGATGGGACCAACTTCCGCACCCCGCAGGCGGCCGTAGAGGCTGCCTCTCTGACCTACGACGCCTCTGGTGACCTCTACATCACGCTGGGTGGGACGCTGGCCCCTCTGGCCTCCTGGGCCTCGGCTGGTCAGAGCACGTCCTCGAACCTCGTGCCCACCGTGTCGGGTGCCTCGGGCAGCTACATCACGGTCCCCGCGGGAGTCTACGACATCCGCTACTCGCTGAATTGGTATGCCGAGTCCGCTCCTGCGGCCACCGTCATGATCTTTGGCGTCGGGTTGACCAACACGTCCGACGTCCTCCTGAGCTTCGCAGACGCGGCCGAAACGCAGAACGGCGGCGTCTCCATCGTCGCGTTCAACAGGTACCAGGCGCAGGGCCAGTCCGGCCTCGTCTCCATCGCGGAGCCGACGCGCCTGAAGCTCTGCGGCCGGGCGTCCACCGGGACGCCCGAGATCTACATCCTCCAGTCCTCCCTCACCGTCACACGGGTCGCCGACTCGCTCGCCTGATCCTCGGATTGCGCCGGTCTCGGTGGAGATCGTCTCTTCCTACGTGGTGCGCGTGCGCCTCAGCGCCGACGCACCGTTCACGCTTTCCGTCTTGTCCTGACCTGATCGGGAGAACCCTCATGCTCTTCAAGCTCGCTCTGACGAAGGTCACGACCCTCGACGACGCCACGCCTACCGGAACTCCGTCGACGATCTTCGACGTGCCGGATCACCACGACCGTCCGGGAGACATGCCCACGGCGTCGCTCGCGGTCTTCGTCGAGTTCCTCGACGTGGCGAGCGCCGAGGTCATGGGCGCGAGCTGCTCGATGCGGCTCTGGCTGCAGGACCAGCGCTCGAGCAAGTGGTTCTCGGTCGACGCACGCAAGACCTCCGTCGCGGGTCGGTCCGGTATCGCGTTCTCGTTCCCGCCGCTCAACTTCGCAGCCAAGGGCTACATCCAGGTCACCGACGTAGCCGGCTCGGGCATCACGCAGATCAAGGTCTACGTGGCGGAGACGGGCGCCATCGCACCTGGCTACGACCCGGTGACGGGCGCGCTCCGTGTCGCCGACGTCCTCGTACACGGCGGCGAGCAGAACGCCATCGGCGCACACATGACTGCGGTCCGCGTCACGCAGAGCCCCGACGGTGCCGCGGCCTTCGATGACCCCGCCGCCCTCGAGGCGTCCAGCGTCACCAAGGCAGGCCCCGGATGCCTCTACGGGTTCATCGCGACCAACACGAACGCCACCGTGCGGTACCTCCAGTTCTATGACCTGACCGCCGTCCCGGCGGACACCGCGGTGCCGAAGCTGGTGTTTGCACTCCAGCCCGGCGTCACCATGGCGATTCAGATCCCTCCCGAACGTCGCTACTTCGCGACGGGAATCTGCTGGGCCGTCTCGACCACGATCGCGACCAAAACGGTCGCGGCGGCCGAGACCTGGTGCAACGTCGCCTACGGCTGAAAGGCCCCGCAAACACATGGCCCGAATCATCATCCTCGACAAGGCGCACCTCGGCTCCGGCAAGTTCGCCGTCCGCGGGATCTTCAAGTTCACGAAGGCCGCGGACAGCATCGGCGTCGCCGGCACCCCGACCCTGCGCGACTTCGACCTCCCGGTCACCGTCAACCTCGCAACGGCAACCACGCGCGTGCTGCGTCGCGCCGCAATCATCGCTGCGCTCACGCCTGCTTGCGCGCAGATCAAGGCGATGATCGCCGCGGAAGAGGCGAAGTTCGCCGCGCTCACCGACAACGCTGCCGACTTCGACCTCGACCTGCCGACCGACAACGGCACCGACATCGGGAGCGTCTGACCGTGCCGCGCGCGAACGGGGCGCGGGTCGCGCGCAACCTCGGCCGTCTCGTTTCCCTGACGTCGGTCACCGACAAGATCGCGTTCGCCTCGGTCCCGTCGGTCGGCACCCGCACGAACGGAGCCGCCGCCGGGTCCATCGTCTGCTGGTTTCGCAAGCGGTACCCCGCGGCGATCGTCAACGGTCGCATCTTCCACTACGGCTCGACCACCAATTCGGTCTCCCTCTTCGAGGGCGCGAACGTGAACGCGTGCCAGCTCGTGATGACGCGCGGAGGCGTGAACCTCGTCAGCACGCTGATCAACCTAACGCCGGCCCCCGGCGAGATGATGTGCGCCGTCGTCACGTGGGACGCGACCAGCGTCCGCGTGTACGGGAACGGGGTTCTCGTCTTCGAGCAGGCGATCGACGGGCGGCCCGACATGGCCGCATCCACGGTCGCCCTCAACGTCGGGTGCTACCCGACCACGAACAACACGCTCACCGGGGACGTCGGCGGCGAGCTTTACGTCTACGATCGCAAGCTCGCGCGCGGCGAGGTCGAGCGGCACTACTTCGACGCGGAAGTCCCCGAAGCGCCCGCCGCGGGGTGGGGTCCGAACGGCTGGCCCACCAACCCCTCCGGAACCGCGCACGTCGGGACGGCGATCGCCCTCACGCACGGCACCGGGAGCGCCGGCGTCATCACCGGCGGGATCTCGATGAACGAGCCCGCGGAGCAGAGGCCCGCGCGATCGACCCACCGGCGCGCCGGTGCGCGCTTCCAGCAGGTCACGGCGGGAACCTCCGTCGGCGGCTGGGTCATCGCAGACCACGCCACCCTCAGGCCCGCGGTGTTCTCCATCGAGGCCCGGGTCCGGTGCGACGCGTGGGCCGCGGGCACGCTCGGCGTCAACGGCACGGGCGCGTCCAACTACCGCGGGATCATCGTGAAGACCTCCGTCGTCAATTGGAACGACGGATGGGGCCTGATCGAGGTCGCGAACGCGCCGACGGGCCAGAAGAACCTCCGGCTGTTCGTCGGGAGCTACTCGAACGGGACCACGTTCTTGGTGTCGCCGCACACGAAGGAGCTGCACGTCCTCGCGACGTACGACGGCGCGACGGCGCGCATGTACGTGGACGGTGAGCTGGTCTCGACGTGGGCGGCCGGCGCCGTCGCGCAGGTGGCGCAGCCGATCCGCATCGGCCACGGGTACGCGGCGGGCTCCTCGGGCGGCTACGCCCTCGAGGGAAGCGTTCGCGACGTCCGCTACTACTCGCGCGTCCTGTCCGACGTCGAGGCGCGGGCGCGCTTCCAGGACGACATCGACGCGCCCGGAATGATCGCCGCGTGGGACCTGCGCGAGTCTCGTCGGCAGTCGACCTACAACAACATCGTCGGAGCCGTTGCGAGGGACCGCGTGAGCGGCTTTGACGCCGTGTGGACCAACGGCACCTACGGGGCCGATGCCGACGACCTGGCGGTCCGCCGCGCCCCGCGCCGCGCCCGCGTCGAGCGGGTCAATGTCCCCTGGCTCAGCGGGTCGGCGCGGAGCCCCCTCGACGCCTCGATGGCGGTCGGCACGGGCTCGTTCTCGGTCGCCGGGACGTTCCTCATCCACTCGTGGAACGCCAACACGAACAACCTCATCACAGCGAGCGACGACGCCTCCTACGCGAACGGGTGGGTTCTCGTCTACACGCCCATCTCCGAGGCGTCAGCGACGCTCGTCGGCTACGTCGGGAGCGCTGGACCGAACGCGTACGGCACCACCGCCGGCCGCGTGACCATTCAGCGCGGCAAGCGCTTCCGCCTCGCCTTCGTGGCAGACGCCGTGACGGGCAAGGCGAGCTGGTACGTCGACGGAGTTCGCCTCAGTGAGGTCGCCGTCGCCGCCTGGAACCTCCCGAACACCCCGCGGTTCTGCGTCGGCCTGAGCATCGCGATCGCGTCTGCGACCGGGATGCGCGCCGCCGACGTCCGCTACGCGGTTGGCCGGGCCTGGACCAGGGAGGAGATCGACGCCGACGCGGCCGGCGTCGAGGACGCGCTCTCCGGCGTCACGCACGCGTGGCCGATGGACGATCTCCCCGGCTCGACGTCCCTCCGGGCGACCAAGGGCAGCTCGGCCCTGTCGACGCTGGGCGGCGGCGCCGGGGTGGAGGCCGAAGCGCTCGCCAATGACTACACCGAGGCGCCGCGCGTACAGGCGCTCGGAGCCGCGTCCGCGTTCTCAAACTCTCAGTGGTTCAAGTCCAACCTTACGTTCTCTGGAGCCGTCGCAGGCCCTGATGGCGTCACCCTCGACGCAGAGAACGTGACCGAGGATTCCGCGACGAGCACCAAGCAGGCCTACGCAAACATCGGCAGCGAGAAGGCGACGCACGCTCGGTACGTGTTCTCCGTCGACGTCGCGCCGAGTGGCCGGACGTGGGTCGCGCTCTCGACCGGCGCCGGGGCGGCGTTCCAGTGGTTCGACCTCTCGACCGGGACGGTCGGGGCGCGCAGCGGAACGGCGATCGTCGACGCGTGGATGGTCCCGCGGGGAAACGGCTACTACCGCTGCACGGTCGTCACGAACCAAAACTGGTTCGCGATCTTCGCGGCGTCGGCGAACAGCGTCGTCTCGTACCTCGGGGACGGCCGCGTAGCGCTGAAGACAGCCAACGTGCAGGTCACGCGGCTCTCCGCGGTATCGCGCTCGCTGGGGGCGGCATCCGGCGTCGCCCTGGCCCCTGCGGCAAACGTCCCCTACGACGTCGGGCCTCCCGACCAGCGGTCCTCCGCCTTCTCGCGCGGGGCCGGGCTGACCATCGTGAACTCGAGCGCGGTCAACGGCTGCTACGTGAACAACGTCGCGGTCACGACGGATTTTACGGTCAGGTTCCGGTTCCGCTGCCGATTGCCGTCCGTGACCACCGTCGACCGTGTCTTCGGGCTCGGGGAGTACCCCAACGGCATCTTGATCACCCACGAGCCGGGCAACCGTCTCGGCGTCTACTGGAAGACGCAGAACTGGCCGGTCACCGCCCTAGTCGAGATCAACCGCGAGGTCGACGTATGCGTCGCGTTCAACCGCGCTCTGAAGCGGTGTCGCGTGTTCATCGACGGAGTGCTCAAGAGCGACAACACGGTCGCCTCCGCGCTCACCGACACCGCCGCGCTCCCCTTCGCGATCGGCTCGTCGGGCGCGCAGACGACGGCCGGCACGTACCGGGACGTGCGCGCCTACGCGCGCGAGCTGACCGAGGGGGAGGCGCTCGCGCTCTACCGCGGCCAGGACGTCCACGGGGCATTCATCAACTGGCCCCTCGACGACGGGGCCGGGACCACCGCGCGCGACCTGGCGGGCGGGAACAGCGGGACCCTCATGGGCGGTGCGAACGTCGTGTGGACCAGGGACTGAGCTGATGTTGCAGGCCGTCGACTGACGCTCCGCGCGTAGGCAGGAACCGCCCACGTTGGTGGGCTGAACGAAGAGGAACCATGGGACGCGTCCGAATCGACGTGGTGCTCGTCATCGTCGCGCTCGCCCTCGTGGCGCTCGTCGGCCTGGTGGGCGTGATCGTGCTCGCCTTCCACCGTGTGCCCGTCGAGGGCGCGGTGATCTCGATCGCCTCGGGCGCGGCCGGCGCGCTCGGCTCGATGCTCGCGCGGACGACGAGCTCCGGGGAGGCTGCGGCAAAGGCTGCGCTCCTCTTCGTCGGCGTGGCCCTCGTCGGCACGCAGGTCGGGTGCGCCGGGTCGTTCGAAGAGGCCCGGCTCGTGGGACTCAAGACCGCACCGAAGTCCGCGCAGGCCTCTCGGCCCGCTGACCTGGAAGGGTACTGTCGCGCGCTCGACGACCGACGCATTCGCGCGGGGGCACTCGCCAAGGGGGCGGGGGTGGTCGCCGGCGTCGCGGGGGCTGGTGCGGGCATCGTCGGCGCCCTCGAGGACGCTCCTCGAGGAGTCGCGCTGGGCGCCGCCGGCGTGGGTGTCGCCGCCGGCGCCGTCGCTGCCTACGAGGTCGTGAGCGCCGAAGGTCTGGGCAGCTCCTGGGCGAGGGACTGCCAATGAACGGCCGAACCGTCGACCGCGGCCTCGACCTGGCCACCCGCCTCGCTGGGGGCGCGGTGCTCGGCCTGGTGCTCGGGCTCCTCGCCGCCGCGAGCTGCTCGTGCAGTCCGCAGCCCCCCGTGTGCCCCTCGAGGCAGGACGACACCGAGAGCCCCGCCGAGCTCGCCGGCGGCGATGCGTGCCACCGGGCCGGGGAGAACCTCGCGAAGGTGTGCCCTGCTCTCTGGCGGAAAGACTGGGACGACTTCTGTCGGAGCGCGCAGGAGGGCGGAGCGATGCTGTGCCCGGCCAAGCTCGCGAAGGTCAGGTCGTGCAAGGAAGCCGACGAGGTGTGTCGGTGATCCGGCTCGGCGGCTACAAGCCCGATCCGGCGGACGCTCGAGACAAGCCGTTCGCGCTCCTGCGTGCCGTCCTCAAGCCCAAGGTCGCGGTGATCGCGATTGTGGTCCTGGCGGTCACGTCACCGCTGTCGGACCAGGGGCCGATCGGAAGCTGCGTGGCGAACAGCGGGTGCGACAGCATCGAGCTGCTCGGCGGCACGAGTGGCGGCGCTGCCGTCTGCTCATCCATCGTCGAGGCGCTCTCGTACCTGCGCGACGACGTCCCGCCCCCGGTGCAGCTCTCGCGGCTGACCGGATACTTCTACGCGCGCGCGCAGCACGGGGACGAGTGCATCGACGACGGGACCTATCCGCGTTGCTTCTGGGACGTCGGCAAGCGCATCGGCGTGCCCGAGGAGCGCCTCTGGCCGTACGACGTCGCCAAGGTCAACGTGCGCCCGCCGATCCTCGCGGTCAGCAACGCGTACGACCACCGGATCTCGGGGTACTTCCGGATCACGACGCGCGGCGCTGCTCGAGGGGCCGATGTCCGCGCAGCGATCGATTCCGGGCACCCGGTGCAGATCGCCGTCGACGTCGGCAAGGACTTCCTCAGCTACACCGGGGGAGAGCACGTTTCGTTCGAGCCGCCGGCGCGAGTCGAGGGCGGCCACGCAATGGTCATCGTCGGCTACCGCGCCAACGCAGACGGCACCTTCGCCTACCTCGTCCGGAACTCGTGGGGGACGGGCTGGGGGCTCCGCAGCTGTCCCGGCCACTGCTGGATCAGCGAGCGGTACCTCTGGCTCGCGACGGACCTCTGGGTGCCGACGCAGGCATGGAGCTGAGCGGCGTCGTTCTGCAGTCTCCTCGAAAGGCTCCTGACCCATGCAATTCTCGACGCCCATCCTGAACGCGCGGCTCGACGCGATCGAGGCGCTGATCGGCCCGAGCGCGGTCCTGGAGATCCGCAGTGGGTCCAAGCCCGCCAACTGCGCCGCGGCGGACTCCGGCGCGCTCCTGATGTCGATCGCGCTGCCCTCCGACTGGATGGACGACGCGACGGCCGGCACGGTCGCCAAGAAGGGCACCTGGTCCGGCGTCGGGCTCGCCGCGGCCGGCTCGGGGACTGCGGCCGGGCACTTCCGGCTCAAGGACTCGACCGCGACCACCTGCGGCGTGCAGGGCACCATCACGGGCACAGGCGACGGCGGCGACATGGAGCTCGTGAACGTGAGCATCGCGTTCAACCAGCCGGTCGCCGTCACCGGCTTCAACATCGCCGATCCGAACGGCTGACAGGAGCCCGATGGCCACCGAGGGTTACGTCCAGGTCGCGCCTGATTCGACGGGCGCGAAGATCGACACCACCGAGGTCACCACCGGGGCCGGTGCGGTCGATCGCCAGACGGTCGGGATCGGCGACCCCTCCGACGGCTCCGCGCGCGCGGCGGTGCGGCAGGATGGCGGGCAGGCGTCGAGTGACTACTCGATGGCCACGCACGTACGGCAGCTGCTCGGCCAGGCCATCGCGATCGGGCAGCCGTTGCGATCGCTCGCCCGCGCGCTCGCACTCTCGGTCGACCCGTCGACCGGCCGCCTGCGCATCCTGCTGGAGGCTATCGCCGGCTCGCTCACGCTGACCACCGTCACCGGCGTCACCACGGTGACCACCGTCACGACCGTGACGACCTGCGCCGCGGTCACCTCGCTGAATCAGATCGCCGGTATCGAAGCCAAGCAGTCGCTGCTCTACGCCAACGAGCGTCAGAGCTGGGCGGCGAACGTGCGCTCGAGGATCACCTGACATGTCCACCACGCTCGGATTCAAGGACGGCATCGATCTCCCCGACTGGCGCCCGCTGGCGGTCGCGCCGAACGCGCACGCTGCAGGCGGCTCGCTCGCGTGCGACCTGCGCGACACCGAGGACCGCAACCCGGTGATCTTCCAGCTCGCCAGCGCGACGGTGCTGAACCAGTACTTCCCGAAGAACGACGGATGGGCGCTCGTCGGCTCGCCCGCTCTCGCCGGCACGTTCGGCGCGGGCGCGGGCGCGGTGCTCGCTCCGTCGCGCGGCCCTCGCGGCACCATCGCGGCCGGTGCGACGACGTCGAGCGTCGTCCTCTCGACCGCGCTCCCGGCGGCGGTGGGCATCAACCAGCTCGCCGACCGCGGCGACGGCCTCGGGTTCAAGGTCCGGATCATCGACAACGGCGTCGGTGGCAGCGGCAAGATCGCCGAGATGTACGTGGTCGCCAACACCGGCGGCACCACGCCGACGCTCACCCTCTCGGCCACGCCCGGCGGCGCGCCGAGCACGATGTCGTTTACTCCCGTCACCGGCAGCGCGTACGAATTCCTGAGCGGCCGCGTCTACCTGCTCTCGGCCGGCACGCTCGCTGCGGGGTGCTGGAAGTACTACGAAATCCTCACCAACAGCTTCAGCGGCAACCTCGCGACCACGGGACTCCCGGCCACGCTCGGAACCGACAGCGCTTTCGTCGCGCTCGATGAGAAGTATGGGCCGGTCGACCTGGACCCGGGCGAGGGCTTCGTCGTCGGCGCCACGGCCACGAGCGGCACCAACGGCGTGCACTGCCTTGTCGCCACGGCCGCCGCTGCCGGCACGATCACCGGGCAGGCTGCTGCGGGCGACGCCACGGTGCTCGCGAACGAGTTCCGCAACTTCGTCGTGCGCATCGTCGAGGACACGACCAACGTCACCGCAGTGGGCCAGCGGAGGCGCATCGCCTCGCACACCGCGGGGCCATCGGCGGTCTACACGCTCACCGGCAACTGGACGGTCACGCCCTCGGCGAACGCGAAGTTCGTCATCGAGAACAACGGCGAGATCTTGCTCTTCGGGCAGAACTCGACGTCGGTCTACTGCTACGCGCAGGACACGGTCGGCACCGCGCAGACCGGCGATACGTGGTCGACGGCGATCTACGGCGTGAAGGGCGGCGCGGGCGTCGCGGGGACGATGGCCTTCCAGGGCTTCGGCGTCCCGACGACGAAGATCTACGGCGCCAGTGCACCGGACCCGTCGCGGAACTTCCGCTGGTCGTTCGTCTTCGTGTTCCGCGGGACTACGAGCGTGCTCGACGTGCTCGACATCGCGGGCGGCGCGACCGGCGCATGGTCGAACGCGGTCGTCTACGGCAGCGGGCCGGTGTTCGCCGCAGGCTCGTGCGGCGTCTACGACCCTGCATCCACGTCGGGGCCAAATCCGGGCTGCCTCTTCTACCTCAACGCGGGCGCGACCAACGCCTTCTATCGCTTCAATGCCTTTACGAGGCAATTGAACGCCTGGGCGCAGCTCCGGTACGCGCAAGGCGCGGCGGCGGTCGGGGGCAGGATGGCGCTCAAGACATACGTCGACGGCGCGACCAAAGTCACCATGCCCGTCGTGCTGCTCTCGACGAGCGTGAACGTGTTCGACTCGCTCGCACAGAGGTAGTCCCCCGTGCTCCTCGCCCTTCGATCGCTGTACGAGAGCGCCAACACCGGCGCGCTCAACGTCACGCTCGCCGCGTCGACGTGCAGCGCCACGGGCGTGGTCAGCACGGATGGCAGCCTTACCGAGACGCTGGCCGCGTCGACCCTCGCGGCGACCGGGACGAGCATCGTCGCGGGGTCGCTCTCGACGACGCTTGCGGTGGCCACGTGCACGAGCTCCGGCACTACGGCGATCACCGGTTCGGCCGGCGCGACGCTCGCGGCGTCGACCTGCGCCGCGTCCGGCGTGGTCTCCATCACCGGTTCGCTCTCGGTCACGCTCGCCGAGTCGGTCTGCACCGCGTCGGGGTATGCGCAGATCATCTGGCGCCACCCGGTGGGCGTCGACCTGGCGCCCATCGTCCGGTCGGTGCTCCTCGACTCGCCCGTCTGCTCCGTCGAGCTCGCCGCGGTGGTCTGCTCGGTCCGCCTCGAGGGCGCCGTCCGGTCCGTCGAGCTCGTCGCCGCCGTCCGTTCCGTCCGCCTCGCAGCCTGAGGGCCATCCATGTCGCTCGTCGTCCACGTCCGCACCGGTGACACCTACGACCCCGGCGAGCACACGTTCACGCTCTACGAGGGCTCAGGCTCGTCGAAGGTCGCCGTCGACCTCACCGGCTGCACCGTGCTGTGGAAGACCGTGCACAAGGTCACCGCGACGGCGGAGAGCTCGTCGGCCTCGGTGATCTCCCCCGCGACGGCGGGCAAGGTCTCGCCGGTCTACTCGGCCGCGGCGAGCGCACTCCTCGAGCTCGGCGACCACCGGGCGGAGATCGAGGTCACCTACCCCGATTCGAGCGTGCGGACGTTCCCCACGCCCGATCAAGCGGAGATCGTCATGCGCGTCACCAGGGGCCTCTGATGCTCGACGAGCTGCGCACGCTCGCCGCGATCTCGCTCGCGATGCTCACCGCGGCCGTCTGCTGGCCGCTGCACCTGGTGCTCGACCTGTTGGGAGGCTGATCATGTCACGCGTAGAATGCTTCTTCCTCGAGCCCACCACGCGCGCGATCGCGAGCCTCCGTCGGTACTCCTCCTCGGGTAACCACAAGGAGTGCGGCGGTAGGAGCTATCACAACGCGAAGACGCCGGTCGGCGAGCGCGCAGTGGTGGTGTCCGCGAAGTACCAGGGCTGCATCGAGCTCGTCGATCGCAGCGAGCCTCCGCGCACCGACCATCGATGGCCGACCAAGTGCGAGGCGTGCGACTACCAGTTCGTCGTCGGCGACGAGTGGCAGCTCTTCTACGACGTCATCTACGTGCGGCGCGACACGGCCGAGGAGATGACGCTGCGCGACGCCCCCGCGGGCGCGATGTGGGATGCGACGTGGTGGCCTGAGAAGGGGCCCGACGGTCGCGCGCTCTGCCTGCGTCTGCCGCCGGGTCGGTCGTTCGACGACTGGATGATCGACGGACCTGCGAACAACGGCGGAGGCTGGACTCGCACGGGTGTCGCGCCGCACATCACCGCGCGCCCGAGCATCCTTACAAGGGACTACCACGGGTTCCTCACCGACGGCTTCTTGGAGTCTTGCTGATGCCCACGAAGATCGCCCCTCGTGGGCTCGGCGGATGGGTGGCCTTCGAGGCCTCGCTCGACCCTGGCGCGAAGGTGCGCGACCTCCACGTCGCGATCGAGCGGTGCGCTGACGCAGGCGTCACCTGGATCGCTCCTCGCGCCGGCGCCGGCGGGGCGAACGACGGCGCGTTCGACGAGGCGAGCGTCGAGGCCTACCTCGCGGCGGGCCTGGTCGTGCTCCCGTGGATCTTCCCCTACGTGGGGACCGAGGCGAAGGTGCGCGCCGGCTTCAAGCGCTTCTTCGTCGCGGGCGCGCACGGGGCGATCATCAACGCCGAGTTCGAGTACCAACCCGCGACCGCGGCAGCTGCACGCGCTCTGGTCGCCAGCATCCGCACCGCGTGGGCCGAGGCGCAGAGCGAGCGCCTGCAGCGCGGCCTCGAGGTCGTCGCCGACGAGCCCTTCATCGCACACGCGCCGCCCGACTACCTCGGCGCTGGCGTGGGGCACCCACTGTCCGACGAGCTCGTCGCGCTCGACGAGGAGTGCGACGCGATCATGCCGCAGGTCTACGCCTTCGAGCACGACGACCGCGGGCACGTCTACCACGTCGAGCGGGTCATGGCGGGCTACGCGAAGCGCGGCCTCTTCGCCGACAGGGTCTGGCCGATCGCCTGCACCTACCGCCCGAAGACCCGCGGCTTCGACACGACCGGCAAGCCCCGTCCAACGCCGGTGATGGCGAACGAGGCCGAGCGCATCGCGAACGATCTGGTCGCCTTCCTCGAGCACCCGCTCGTCGCAGCCTGTCCGGCGCCGTCGCTCTACACGCTGGACGCCATCAGTTGGATCAACGGGCCGAACGATCGCGTGATGGCGGCGCTCCGTGCGCACCGCGACACCGATCGCTCGCCGGCGCCGGACAGCGACGCGCCGACCTGGCCGGGCACCCCGACGAGCAAATCGAGCCAGCGGATGCGGCGTGTCGACGCCCCGATCTTCGACGGACCGGCGACCCCGCTCCGCGCGCCCGAGCCTGAGCACACCGTCCGCCTCGAGAACATCGACCCGAAGGAGTTGGAGGGAATCACGTGAACGCGAGTCCGGTTGTCGCGCTGCTCTCTGTCCTCGTCGCCCTCGTCAGCCTCGTCGGCGGGCCGCTCGCCGCCTACGTCGCGGTCCGGGTCGGCCTCACGACCGTCACGGTGCAGCTCACCGACATCGCCCGCCGTCTCGAGCGCTACGACAACTCGCACGAGCGCACCGACCGCCGCATCGGGGGCCTCGAGCGCGACAACGCGCAGCTCAAGTCCCGCGTGTCGACGCTCGAGAAGCTCCTCTCGGTGCGCCCGCACCACGACACCGAGCCCCCGACGTCCGACGAGGACGAGCGCGGCTGACAGACGACGTCCGGGCTGACCTCCCCCGGAGAATTGCAGGCCCCGTCACCCCTCACCGGGTGGCGGGGCCTGTCGTTGTTTTGGGCCGCTCAAGTCGCTGAGCACCTTTAGCGTCCTGCGGGGTCGGGCCCCGTTTCTTTAGTGAAGGCGGACAGCAGACGCGGGCGAAAAAGAGGAAGCGATGGGCCATGTCGCTTTTCTCGACCACGTTTGATGGGCGAGGTCAGTGCCCGCGTGGTGACCGCGAGGGGGCCGGCGGTGGACTAGATTCGTCACCACCGCGGCACCGTCATTCACCCGTGATCAGGTCTCGCCCTCCCAGCCGACGACGACCCCGTTCTCGAGCGTCACCTTGAACCCGTACCGGTTCGCGGTGAGCTGGTTGTACTTGTAGACGTGGCGCGTCTTGGTCTTGAGGACCTTCTCGTCGATGGCGAGCGGGGGGCCGAAGGCCTCCTGCACCATCTCGTGGGTCGCCCCCTGCCAGACCTTGCGCTCCATGATCGCGCGCGCAGCCTGGTCGCCGAAGCGTGCCGCGAGATTCTGATAGCGCGCCTGCAGGGCAGCGGCCTGAAGCTCGGCCTGTCGCTTCTTCTCCTGGGCCTGGCTTCGGGCGTTCATGACGAATCCAACGACGGCGATGACGCCGACCATCAAGCCTCCGCCGATGAGCGAGCCGGAACTCGACGAGCTCGCCGCCTCGATGCAGCCCTTCGAAGCGACACCAACCATGCCGAGGACGAGGAGGACGAGGCAGCCCATGCCGCAGCCGCTCTCGGCCTCGTTGCGACGCTTCGAGCCCTTCCGCCCTAGCAGCATCGTCTTGGCCGAAGGAACCCGAACGCCGAGCGCTCGCTTCCAGCCCACGTCAGCACCCGCACGTGGGTGAGAGCGTACCGTCGCAGCACTTCGCCGAGGCGCCCTCGCAGCCGCAGACGCCCTTGTGGTGCGAGCAGCAGCCGCGCTTCTCGGGCGTGTCTGGCGTGGGCTCGGGGGCAGCAGCGCGGCCAACCCCGACCGAGGTGGCACCGGCGACCAGGGCGATCATCGCGACGACCATGCGGACGGCCTTCATGGGCCCCGAGGCTACGCCGTCGGGGTGGGCTGTCGAGGAGGTCGACCGAAAGCGACAGAAGTCGTCGCAAGCTGCGCCGCGTCAGGAGTTGGTTTGCCCTCAAGCCAGCCCGACCGGCACGAGCCACCACTCGCCGGCCTCCGTCCGCCATCCCCAGGTCCCGGCGCTCACGGGCAGCAGTTCGAGCACCTGGTCGGCGACGATGGCGACGGCGCCCTGGTCGGTGGCGACGGCAGGGACGGGGGCGGTCAGGGCGCGGGTGAGCTCGAGGGGGATCGCGTTGTGGTTCATGCCGTAGGTCGGCAAGGGGCCGCCGGCGGTTGCGCGGAACGGCAAGAGGCCTGCCATTTCCGCTCGGATTGCGCGCCCGGCTGGACGGGGCAAGGCTCCATTCTCATGACCGACCTCTCCTTCGAGCCGTACATCTTCGAGGCGGAGGCGCACGTAAACGGCTCCGTGACTTGGTCGGAGGCCGACCTCATGAAGCGGCTCGAGTATGGCCCCGGTGAGCGCGACAAGTTCAAGCGCGCGCGGCTGAAGGCGATGCAGGCGTGCATCGCGATGGGGGCCGACCCGGCCGGCGAATTCATCAGCGACGAGCACGGCAACAGGTTCACGCGCTTCGCCTGCTACCTGATCGCGATGGCGGCCGACTCGAAGCGACGCGCTGTCGCCGACGTCCAGGTGTACCTCGCGACGATCGCCGAGATCGTCAGGGAGACCTACGATCAGGCTGGGGACGTCGACCGACTCGTGCTTCGCCACGAGGTGACGGGCGGCATGAAGTCGCTGGCCACGACCGCGAAGGCTCACGGGGTTACAAACTACGGCCGCTTCAACGACGCTGGATATCGCGGCCTCTACAACATGAGCATCAGGGACCTCGAGGAGAAGAAGGGCCTGGCCTTCGGCGATCAGCTGCTGGACCGCATGGGACGCACCGAGCTCGCCGCCAACTTCCTTCGCGTGACGCTCACCGAAGAGAGGATTCGGACCGAGGCTATTCGCGGGCAGGCCAGCCTCGAGCAGGCCGCGGAAGCCGTCGGGAAGAGCGTGCGCCAGACGGTGATCGACAACAGCGGGAAGGCTCCCGAGGACCTACCCCTTGCCGAGCACATCAGCGATACGCGGAAGCGCGTGAAGGCGACGCGCAAGAAGCTGAAGGAGCTCAGCACACCGAAGGCCAACCGCGAGCTGCAGGAGCGGTTCGTGAAGGAACATCACCTGATCGTCGACCCCAGCGAGCTCGGGTTCACGCCAGACCCGGAGGAGGAAGTCGACACCCTCGAGGACGACGGTCTCGACGAGGACGAGTAGGCTATGGCGGCCCGGACCCGCCGGCCGACACCACCGCCGAAATGGGTGCTCGTTGCATTTGGCTCGATCGTGCTCGCGGCACTCCTCGCCTTCTCGTGGATCGTCGATGGCTGTGAGCGCCTTCGGACCGACTACGATGCCGAGCAGGCCGATGCCGCCGCCCACGCGCCGGACATGAGCAAGTTCAAGAGCCACAAGCCGATCAAGTGAACGCGGCGTCGGCTGACGCGCCCGTCACCACCCATCGCAGGGTGGGGCGCAGGCCAGCCGCGGCAAGGCTCGGAGACGCCACCTCGCGCGGCCACAGGACCGAGCCGAGCCACATGCGGAGGCGCTCGCCGCGGGTGTTCAGGCTCGTCATCGGCGCCCGATCTCCACCAGACGCAGGCGCACGCATATCTGCTCCTCGTGCAGGCCAAGGTGGCGGTCGATCGTCCCGTCAACATCGAGCCGGCCCGTCTCGATCCCGCGCTCGATGGTGTCGGCGATGCCGCGCAGCTTCGCGG